GGGCCTTAGCAGTCGGCGTCACGAACGACCGGACCACGAACGTCCCGACGCCGATGATCGCGGCCAGGAATCCCAGGAAGGCGTCCACCTGATCGGGTGTCATGTCGTAGATGCCGAACGCCCGCAGGAACGGGATCGCGGCTGTCGCGAGCACGGTGAGCGCGCCACCGATGGCGACCGGTTCGTTCTTCATGGGTGCCTCCCTACGTCAGTTTCGTCGCTGCCCATACGAGGGCAACGATGATGATGGCGATGGCAATCGCGCGTTCAATGCTCATGTTGTGGGGAACCTTTCGTAGAAGGCGCTCCAGAGCGCCCGTCCATACTGCCCTGGCGCTACCTCGACGAAAACCCATCTGTTCGATCCGCGATAGGTCCCGACGATCTTGCGGGTTTCGCCCTTGCTGATCCGGTCAACCACGGGCGATTTGCTATCCGCATCCCGGCGCACCGGCACGTTGCGTTTCGCCTTGACCTCGCCCAGCATCGCCAGTGCGACCGCGCCGTCATGCGCCCGGCGCTGCGGACCGATCGCGCCCGGTGTCCACCAGATCGGGGATGGCGTCGGCGCGGGTGGCGGGGTCGGCGTGGGATCGACCACCTCGCCGCCGTACGTCGCGAGCACCGCATTGACCGCTGCCGCCGCGCACAGGTCTGAGAAGTCGCTACGCGCGATGATCGCGGCGTCTTGCGGGTGCGTGTGGTTGCCGTGCTCGACCACCAGGCGGACCGCCTTGGCGCGATACGGCGACGTGTACGCAAACGTGGCGAGTCGCCATCCTTGCCCGCCGACGCCGGTCTGCGACTCATCCATGAGCCCCGGTTCGCGGATGCCCTGCCGGAGCGGCAAGCCGGTTCGATTCACGATGCCGTCCACCAGCGACCGCGCGAGTTGCCGGTCAAGCACGTTGTTTTCCCAGGTGTCGGCGGGATCTTGAAACGTCGTGACCGCGGTACGAAGCCCGGTCACATCCGGGATGATGGCGAAGCATCCTCGCGCTGGTGAGCCCTCATAGTGCAGGTCGAGTAGGATGCAGTCGCCCGGTTGTCGTGCGAGCCACTGAGCGGCCTTCTGGCTGACGGTATCGAGCCAGCCGACCGTATCGTCGGGATCAGTGTCGCCGTCCGCCTCTTGCAGCCACGTACAGTCATAGCCCGCCGCGCGGAAGGCATCGCGATAGGAGCGGGCCAGCGCGGGCGTCAGTGCCTTCTCGTCCGGGTTGCCCGTGTCGTTGTACGATCGATGCCCGGCGATGACGAGGATGGTTGGCTTGGTGGGCATGGGTGACTCCTGTACGCCCCAGGCCGCCAAACGGCTCAGGACGTGCGCTGCATAGGCGGCTGGGTCATTGGAATCCGATGCGGGAGCGAACACGCTGACGAGGCTGAGGATGTCCGTGGTGCCCGTGTAGGCGTAACCGGGATCGAGTAACCGCGCCCGCCACTCCGCGATGCCCTCGGCGTAACTGGCGAACCGCTGATAGCCGTCACCGCCACGCGGGCGCAGGTTCAGGGGATTGAGCGTGTCCGGCGTATTGCGGTTGTGCGCGGTGCCGAACGATGATTCCTCGGCCAGCATGGCGAGACAGAGCGCCGACAGATCGCCCGCCGCGTCGTACGCGGTCCGCGACGCAAGGTCAGCCGGACCACCGGCGGCAAGGATGGTCGAGCGCCAGAGCTCGTAACTCACCTGTCCACTTTGCCGCCAGTTCACCGCGAACCCCTTTCGATTAAGTCTATTTTACCACCATCCCTAACGGTGGAAGTCATGCACTCGACGCCCCAGGTCCGCCCGTGCCCACGAACCAGTTGACGCACGCGCGCGCGTGGAACACGCTGTAGCTGACGAGCGAGAGCACGTAGAGCGCCTTCGCCAGCGGCGGCGCGGTCACGGTGAAGTCGATCCAATCGAGCGCCCAATAGACGGCGAGCATCGCCAGCCAGAGCGCCTTGCTGCCCACCCAATCCCGCACCACCAGCCGCCACGGATCGTCGCCCGCCGTTTTGAGCAGGGCCCAGGCGAAGACGTAGGCGATCCCGGCGTTGGCGGCGAGCAACACCCATGTCGCGTCCTGAATCGTCATGACGGCTCCTTATCGTGGTGCGCCGGGGGCCGGAGCGCGTCGGCGATCGAGGGGCGGTCCGGTGGTTGCCGTCGCCGCAGGTCGGTTTGCAGCATCGCGACCTGCGTGTTGGTGCGCATCCGGTGCTGCAAAGGGTCGGTCTCATCCCGGCGATACTGGCCCGGACGGAGCCAGCCGAGGAAGGCGCGCATCAATGACCGGGGCCATCGCGCTGCCGCCGAAACTCCCGGAGTTCGTCCGCGTCGCGCTCCTGCATCTTGGACAGCATCGTCCGCTCGGTGTCGATGATGTCGTCGATCCGTGCGCGGAGCTCTCGGTTGTCTCGCACCAGGTAGATGATCACGGCCGCCGCCATCAGGATAGCGACCGCCGGCCATCCGCCAGCCTGGTAGGCGTCCGTCGCGCTCATCCGCTACGTCTCGCATCGCCATAACGGCATCCCCTGCATCGACGTGTCCATATCCCCATTTGTGGGGACGCGCATCCTCCCCACGATTGCTAGGGTTAACTCGGCCATGCGACTCATCCTCGCGTGGTGCCGGGAGCGGGTGGGTCCGAACCGCCCGCTCCCCCGGTGTCATCCCCGCCCGGCCAGGCGGGGTCGGCGCTACCAGTTCTCATACCCAAACGTTGCCACCAGCGTCATGTTCGACGAGGTCGGCTGAAACACATTCGTCGTCACGATCCGCCCTTCCAGCGTGGCATCCTTGCCGAACTGCCGGGCGATCTCCCAATCGAACTTGGCCCGTGCCTGACGGGTATTCGTCGTGCTGATCACGACCTCGTCAAATGTCTGCAAACTCGTCACGCCGTCTTCGATGACGTTGATCGCCGCGTAGGCTTCGCCCTGCGTGCAGGCCGCTGACGAATAGAGCCGGATCGCCAGGATGCGCCCCTGTCCCAGCGGTTGCAGTGGCAGGGTGAACGCCGCCCAGGCTGTATCCGACGATTGCCCGCCGGGGCGCATGATGTAGCCGGTGGCGGAATCGCCGGACGCGCCGACCCCCGCGCGGTACCAGATAAGCGTCTCCTGCGTGATGATCCGGCCCTTCCGCCGGTCATCGCCGAACCGCTCGCCGTCATCGTCGCGGCGTTCCATGTCGCGCTGCGAGCGGAACCCCTCGACCTGATAGCCGATGCGCTGCGTGCTCTCCTGCGGGTCGATCCCGAGTCGCTGCACTCTCATGCTACGATTCCCCCAGCGACTTGGGCGGGGCATTGTGGAGCCCTTAGGCGCAGCCCGCGATGGCATCGCCATCGGCCCGTGACGTTATTCGGTCGCCACAGGCTGGGTAACGCCGTATGCGAGGCAGTCGCTTTTCTCATGCATCCTGCTCCGTGGCCGTGCCCACCAGCGTCACCACGCCCCGCCCCGCGTCGTAGGCCCGTGCCGCGACCTCGAAGTCGAGCGTCTGGTTTGTAGCCGCGCTGACCAGGGTGACGAGTTGCCCTTCGCGGAGCTCGTACAACGACTTATCCCGCACCGGCACGTCGATCGACACGGCGTTCGTGGGCAACGCCAGCCGCGCCAGGTCCGCGCGGGCGACGGTCTCCAGCGACGACTTGCGGGTATGGCCCGGATACCGCTTGCTTCCCTGCCGCCGTCCATGCGTCAGGATCGAATCGGCATCTTCAACCCGCGCCGCCCCGGACCGCTGCCAGTCGCGATCGTTCGCCACCCCCAACAAGTCGTTGACGACCTGCGCGATCGACGGGCGCACGCTGCCGGCGACGACGTTGTAGCCCTCGCGGAGAATCAGGTCGCCGCGCACGTCCTCATACTCGGAGGCGTAGGCGAACGCGATCGCGGCGTCGGCATCCACGGTGACGTTCCACTGTCCACCCGCGCCGCTCGCGAGCGATTGCACGACGCGGCCGAGTTGGTCGCCGCGATGCTCGAGCGTGACCGCCGGGCCGTCCTCATCGACCGTGACCGTGTCGAACCAGAGCGGGCCGTCGAGCGCGCAATCACGAATTGCCCGTCCGATCAACGCGCCGGCGGTCGAGGTGTACTGCCGGTAGGTGCGCGGCGTGGTCGCGTGGTCGAGCAACGCGCCCATGGAGACACACGAGAGTTCAACGATGCCGTTGCCGATGTCGCCGGGGTCATCCTCGACGATCCCGCCCCAGCATCCGAGTGGGCCGAGCGGCGCCCAGACCCATCGCCCCTTGATGTCGGACCATCCGAGCAGATGCGCCGTGCGCGCGGGCAGGCGAAACGAGCCGCGCCCGTTGCCGTTGACCCGCCAGCCGACCGAGAGGTCGCCGACCGCGATGTCGCGGGCATCCTCCCAGTGTTCATCCGAGATCGTGATGATCGAGGTCGTACGATTAGCCATGGTACGAACGCACCCATGACGCTTCGAACGACAACGTGCCCGGCTCATCCTCGGATACGTAGAGGTTCGGCACTCCCAGCGTGATCGGGTCAATGTAGATGTTGCCGGAGACGTTGCCGGTGCCTTCGATCAGGATGTAGAGGTTGCAGCCGCCGGTGGCCGGGGTGACGCTACTGCCCGCGAAGATCTGTTTCCCCGCCCCGAGTGGATACCAGCGGGCCGCGCTGGCGATCGTGATCGTATCGGTCTGCGTGCCGTCCACCGAACTCGTCGCCCCGCCCGCCTGCGTCTCCTGCCATTCGGCCACGACGGAGACGTCGATTCCGGTGATGCTCGAGCGCACGATCGCGCCGAAGTCGTAGAGCGTGCCGGGGATGACGTCGAAATTCGCCCGTTCCATCGCCAGCGTCCACGCGCCGACCGGGGCCGCGGTGATGTTGATCCGGATCGCCTGGGCATTCTCGCCGTAGTAGGTGGACGTCTCGTTGTTGAGCGTGGCGGTCACGCCGGTGCCGCCGTCGTTGAGCGACCAGCCGGTGATGCTGTCGGGATAGGGCACGAGGTTGTCGCCAGGCCGGATCGGGGTCAGCGTCTTGCTGACGACGCCGGTATCCGTGCCGTCGAGGTCGAGATCGTGATGCGTGATCGTGGCCGCCATCGGGGCGCGGGCGACCAGCGTGTCGGTGCTGCTGTTGTAGACGCCGATCAACGGCGCGCCGCTCTCCGGGTCGGGGTTGATCCAGAGCTCGCGGTTCGCGGCCAGGAGCACGTTCGCCGCGACCTTGTCATACGGCGGCGTGGCACTCGATCCGCCGCCGATGCGGAACGTGGCTTGCAGGTCGTAGACCTCGGTCTCGCTGCCGACGACGTAAATGCCGTTGGTCATCGACCCGCAGTCGGTGACGTCGAGGTAGAGCATCATCTTGGCGTGGTTGCGCAGTTCGACCGAATAGTCTTTGCGTTTGGTGGACGGGATCTCGACGCCGTCCGCCGGCCAGACGCCGATGTAGATTTTGTTCGGCGTCTGATCGCCGGTCAGGTTGGTGTACCCGGCGACGCCCGATCCGGCGGTGACGTTCGCCAGCGTGGAGCGGGTCGTCGTGTCCGAGCCGACCGTCTGCCAGTCGTCGCCGTCCGGCTCCTGGGTCAGGATGACCACCTGGCCAATCCCGCCCTCGTTCTTCATCTGGTAGTCCCAGTCGAGCCCGATGTACGCGCGGGGATCGTGGGCAAGCGCGCCGTCCGCCTGCCCCTCTTCCGGCCAGGTGTTGTCCGACCGGACGGCGCGGCGACTGTAGTGCCCTGGCCAGTTGTTGATCGCGTGCCCGCCGCCGCTGCCTTCGTCGATGTAACGTCCCTGGGCATAGTCGTCGTTGTTGGCGAGCATCAGCCACGGAATCCAGCCGCCCGGCACCTGATCGCCGTACCAGACCTTGGCCCCCTTGGAGTGGTACTTGTTGATTCGCCACAACCCGCGGTGCGCCGTCTCGGTCACCGAGCGATTGACCATGTACTGGATGACGCCGTACCGCTCGAGGTAGTAGCTGTCGTTGAGCGCGGGCGCGGCGGACATGGTCGCGGTCGTGATCGTATCGGCGGTGTTGGAGATGATCGCGTACGGCCCGATGCCCTGGGTGATGTTGTAGTAGACGCCGCCCTGCCACTGGTTGGCGCCCCACGCCTGGCTGGTATCCTGCATGGACGTCGTCGTGCCCAACGACGTCGCCCGCCCACCATCGACCGCGATCCCGGTCATCCAGATCACATAGGTGCTGGTGTTGTCCGGCTGGGTCGTCCAGTTGCGGGTGGTCGTGATGACCGTGCCGGTGTTGCTCGCGATCCAACGCCGCTGACCCGATCCGGTGCCGCCCGTGACCTGGATGTAGCCGTAGCGCCAGCGGTTCGTCTCCCAGGTCTCGCCGGAGTTGGTGAGCGTGTTCGCCCCGCCGCTGGTCGCCGTGCCGCTGTCGCCCTCGAGGTCATCGGCGGCGTAGCTGAGCGCGTTGCGCGTGCGCGTGGAGAGATTCGTCGGCGCGGTGGCGCTGGCGTTGCCGTAGACGAAGTCGTAGGTGACGGACTGCCCTGCGGGGATCGTCACGTAGAAGTGGCAGAGCGTGCGTTTGGTGTTCGGGTTGGTCAGGGTGCGTGGAATCTCACGGGTCGATGGCTGCCCGCTGATCCGTACCCGGAGATCGTCGCCATCCGCCTGCATCTTGCCGGCGGTCACGAGCGCGGCGGTATCCCCCAGATCGACTGTCATCCGCACGCGGCGCCAGTTCTTCGTGCCGCTGTTGGTGATCGTCTCCTGTTTGATGTACTTCCAGCCGACCGTGGCGCTGGTGCTGGCGCGTTGCGTGTCCCAACCGAAGCGGAGCACGGGATCGACATCCGCCCCGCCGTCGTTGGGTAGCGGCATCGCGTCACCGTGACCGATCGCGATCTCGGGCAGCGTCACCGCCACCCGCTCGAACCAGCGCGGGTCCGCCGCGGTGAAATCAACGTAGATGTCGTTCGTGGCCCCCATGCGCCACTGACCGACCGCCATCAGGCATTCGACCTCAACGCCCTGGTTCGGCCCGTCCGTGATCTCCGCGACCATGACGCGCTCGTTGGGATCGCCCGGCCGGAGCGCGCCCAACAACCCCATGATCGTCGCCTCGGTGGGATTGCCCCCTTTGACGACGAAGTTGACGGTAAACGTCCGGGGCTGCTGTTGCGTGCCGACGTGGATCGGATGTAGCGCCTCGCGGGCGACGGCGATCGGACTGACCGGCGGGCCGTTCTGCATGCCGGGCGGGAAATTCGCCCCCACATTCAGATCAGCGAATCGCTTGCCGTCGAAGGCGACGATCCTCATTGGCGTGCGCCTCCGACGTATTGCTCGCGCATCTGGGCCGCGAACTGCTGCGGGTTGTTGGCGTAGACCATGATCGGGGCGTTGAATTGAAAGGTGTCGCCGCCCGCGCCGCCCCGGAGCCGGGCGCGGGTGGCGCTGGCCGGGATGACCATGCCGCCTTGCCCCCCGGCGATGAGCTCCGGCCCGGCCTCGCCGACCAGCGTGTAACCGCCGCCCATGACGCGACCGTGCGCCGCGCCGGGGATGATCCCGCCGAGCATGTCGCCCTGGAGAATGCCGACGCCGTCCGGACTGCCGAGACTGACGCCCGTGCCGGCGGCGTTGACGTAGAAGGTCGCCGTTCGCCCATCGATCGAATTGAGATACGACACGATGCCTTCGAGTTCGCCCTTTGCTTCGATGGCGTTGTCGATCTCGATCCGGCTCCGGACCTCCTCGGGCACGCCATCGAGCGACAGGATGAGGTCTTCGATGATGTCTACCAGCCGCCCGGTGGCGTCGGTGTTGCCCGCAAGCGAATCGTTGAGTTGATCGCCTTTGAGCATGTTCTCGACGTATTGCCCCGTCAGGATTGCTTCCGCGACGGCTGCATCCTCGATCCCGCCGGTCAGTCGCTCGTAATACCTTGGGTAATTCTCGAGAAGGTTTTGTTCATCCTTTGTCAGTGCGACACCTGCCGCCTGTCGCTCCTGGAGGATCTTGTATCCCGCTTCAAGATTTGCGAGTTGCCCCTGATATTCGCTCTGCTGCTGGCTGTAGACCGTCTGCTCCGCGAGCACGTTTTGCTGCGACTGCCAGAAGGCGTTCTGCGCATCGGTCGCGGAATCGATCCCCTCGACCAATCCGGCATACAGACCGAATTGCTTCCGGATTTGCTCGCTTGCGTTCGCCTGCGCGGCGCTCCAGGAGTTCGTGTATTCGATCGCGTCTTTGAACGACAACGCCAGGTCATTCGCCGCCAGCGCTGCTGCCTGCCGGGTGTTCGCCTCGTCAACGCTCCGCTGCCCCATGCTCGCGCGTGACTGATCGGTATGCAGCGACAGGCGTGCCACATCCTTGACGGTCGCGGTATCCGGCGACGTGATGAGGCTGAGCCCCTGGGCGCGGTTGATCTCAAGTTGATTCTGGGCGACTTCGTTCTGAAGCCGGTAGAAGTACAGCAGTTGGTCAATAAGGAACGTGATTTGCTCGGACGTGGGGTTCGCGAGGTCAATTTCCGCGCTTCTGGCAATCTCGATAAACTGCGCTTGGAACTCGCCACGCAACGCGACCAATTCGTCGAACGCTGATTCAAGGGTGAAGGTCAACCCGGTCACCGGATCGGTGTATTCCGTCAGGTTGAGATTCTGAGAAAAGGCCCCATAGAGGCGAAGCGCGAATTCATCGGCGGCAAGTCCGGCGCTCGTCAGTGCCTCGCCAATGGCGTCCGTCTCTTTGGTCACCGCCTCCATATTGTCTTTGGCGGTATAGACGGTGTACGCGAGGAGTGCGACCGCCGGAGTGAGCGCCGCCACCGCGACACCCAGGGACGCGAGCGATACACCGAACGCGGTCAATGCGCCCGTCGCCCCAGCCGCCCCGGCCCCGCCGCCCAGCGCACCCGTCACCCCACCAGCCGCGCCGGCGAGAATCGTCCACCCAGCGGTGAGTCCAGGCAGAAGCGCCACCAGCGTCGAGAGTTCGCCCGCGTGCGCCCCGAGACTTTCCGTAAAGTTGTCCAGGCTGTTCTTCGCGCGGTCGATCGCGGCCGCCTGCGTGTTTCCGTAGGCTTCCGCCTGCCCCGCGGTCTTCTGTTGGATGGCGGCGAGGGCTTCGGTCGCGGTCGCGTTTTCGTTGAGCGTGATGCCGTACCGTGACAACGCGGCAAAGTTGCCGGTATAGGCTTTGCCGATCAGGTCCGCCGCCGCGCTCAGATCGATTCCGCGCGCACGGGCCAGGTCCATCGCGAGCCCGATATTGTCGAGCGCCGCCTGGGCATCGCCGGTCGTGGTGGTCATCCGCGACAGCGCGTCCGCGACCTGATCGTCACTGAACGCGAGGTCTTCGCCCTTGCTGATTGCCCGGTCGATCGCGTCGCTATAGTCCAGATAACTCTTGCCGGTCGCCTCGACGGCCTGCTCGAGCCGGGCGAAGACGGCCTCTTCCTCAGCGGCGGCGCGACCGAATTCGCCGAAGAGCAAGATGCCGGCGCCGAGCGCCGACCCCATCGCCGCGCCAGCCTTCGAGAATCGCTCCGTCGATCGCGTCGTGCGCTCGAAGCTCTGCTCCATCTGCGCGGTGGCGGACTGCGTGTTCGTCGCCACCGTGCGCATGACGGGACTGATCCCGTCCGTCGCTTTCAGGGAAACGGTATGGAGTTCAAGCGTCATCGCGCCCCCCTCGTGCTACCATTGCCGCACGCTAAGGAGTCCACGATGCTTGCGATGTTCTCGGCGGTCGCCGTATCCTTAAAAAAAAAATCGTACATTGCCCATACCGTGCTCACGTTGACCGGCGGAGGAGCCGGACAGATGGTCCTCTGGGCAGTCGCGACGCCGTTGGTGTTTGGCTTGGAATGGCTCGGCATACAGATCCTCGAACGCACCGCAACGTTTGGCTAGCGCGTCAGTCCGCGTTGTCGGCTCTCGCTTCGGCCGTCCGGCTCGCCGCCGTCTTGCCGTAGTGCCATGACGACATTGCTTGCGCCATTTCGTTCCAGTGCTGCATGTCGGTCATGCTCCATTCCACGAGACTGAGGTCGCTCAATCGGTGTCGGGCGGCTTCGATGAGGACGTCGGGAGCGCCGGGTCCGGGTGATCTGGCGTCCGGTCCGTCGCTGAAGCCGGCGGCCCAGCACTGCTCCCACCGCTCATCATTGCTTTTGGGAGGTGCGCGGTCCGAACCTCGATCATCAGCCAGGTCAGCAGAAGCGGCGGAAGCTCAAGGAACGCTTCCCACCCCATCTCCTTCGGCGAGGCCAGCGGCGCCCGCTCACCGGCCTCGTCAACCAACACGATGTCCCATTCAGCGACGCGGTCCGCGACGGCGGCCAGGTACTCCGATTCCTTGATGGTGTGCCGCGCGTGCTGCTTGTACATCTCCTGCTCATAGCGGAGCTGCGCGCCGTTCGGGTTGACCAGGATGCGGGCGCGGAATCCGACGAACTCCGCCCGCCACCACGGAGCGGGAATGAGCTTCGTCCCCTTGCCGTCCTCACTCTCCGGGTCGGGGATGAGCATGTCCGGTTGGTCGCTGGGGTACGCGATCCACTCGTACCGCTTGAAGTAGGCGTAGCCAGCGCCGTTCGCAAGCGTGGCGCTGGCGTTCGCCGGTCGAACGAGGTCCATGAGGTCAACCATCAGGCCGTCACCGTCTCAGCCGCGATCACCGAGACCGCCGTGATCGGGACGGTGTTGCTGCTGTTGCGCAGCGCCCGCCCCGCCATCGTCACCACCCGGTTCTGGCCCTGCCAGTTGGGCGCGAGCCGTGGCATGTAGCGCGCGACCGGGAAGTCGATCTTGAGCAGGTAGGCGGTGGTCGGCGTGCTGCCGATGCTGTCGCCCTCTTTCGAGATGCGAATCTTGCGCACCGTGCCGGCCCGCAGGTGCGCGAATTCGGTGTCCGCCGTGAGCTCACGCACGATCTCGAAACTGATGACCTGCTCGCCGCGGGCGAAGTCGTCAGCCATGACCGAATCGTCCTCGGTCATCTGCTTCTCTTCGATGTTGTTCGTGATCGTGATGCTGCCGGACCGAATCTGCCCGGTCACCTGGGTCGTGCCGATGGTGCCGCCGGTGGCGTCCACGTAGACCTTGGTCCCCTTGGCCGCGATCTTGTGCCGCGTGACGGCGCTCGGCGCGTCAAACGTCGTCGTTCCACCGAAGCGGCAGAAGATCTCGACGCTGACCATCCAGTAGGCGTCTCCGCCCCGCGCCGGATTCCAGCGCATGGTCATGGTGTTGACGACGCCGCGATCGAGCAGGTAGGCCACCGCGCCGTCGCCGACCTTGAACGTGGCCGTGGCGAGGTCGTCGGTCGCGGCGGTCGGCGTGAACGTGTGGGTGTAACCCGCCGGGGTGGAACCGGTGGTCGTGCCGGTGAGGTTGCTCCCTTTGAGCGCGAGGTTCCACCACCAGATGATCTCCTCATAGCTGGCGAAGAACTCGATATTGAGCCGCGAGATCGACACGCCGACCGTGGTGTTGTCGGCATCGGTGGCGTGGTACGAGCGCAGCGTCTCCGGCGTGATCGCCTCATCCGCTTCAAACGTCCACGACGCCCGCCCATGGGGAAACACAATGGGCCGCGTCATCGTGGATTCGGCGGTGCCCCGTGTGCCTTCGATCTTCGCTTCGATGCGATCGAGCACGATCACATTCGTAAACCCGGCCATGCGCTGCTACTCCTTCTCGCCCTTCTTCGGCGGTTCCTTGACCCGTTCGTAGAGGCCGGAGGCGAGCGCGTGCTTGACCTGTTCCGGCGTAAGCGTCGTGTCGTCGATCTCGTCGAGCGCGGGGATGCCGGAGTAGATCAGGCTCCGTTCAATCTCTCCGGTGCTGAGGCGCGGTCCGATGTACCTGAGCATGCGTCGCTCCTAATCCGATACCAGGCTGCCGACGTCTTCCGCCGTCACGCACTGGAGCGTCAGCGTGGCGCGGACGCACCGCACGCCGCTGTATTCGACGATCTCGGGTTTGCTGATCGCGCCGGGCGATGCCAGCGCCGCCTCTCCCGCGATCACGACGTTGGTGTAGAAGGCGCGATGCGCGGCGCGGGCGTTGGTCAGGACGGCGGCGTATTCGCCCGCCGTCGCCGCGAAATCCCCGCGCATGGGCATGAGGACGTGGATCAGGATCGTATGGGTCGTGACTTCATCCGAGCCCTGTTCGATCTCACAGCCGCCGTAGTCGAGATAGGCGAACGGGCCGAACGCGGGCCACGTCGGCGGCGGCGGGTAGGAGACGGATTTGAAGGCGGCGACGGTTTCGACCGTCGTGACCGCATCGGCCATCAGGGCTTCGATCGTGTACGCCATCAGCGCCCTCCCGCCGTGATGCGGGCGAACGCCGCACGGGCCGCGTCCTGCATGGTCTGGGAGATGCGCGGGCCGGACTGCTGCAGCGCCGGCCGCAGGAACGGATACGGCTTCGTGCCGGGATGGTTGACCCGCCGCACCGGGTGCTCAGCGCCCTCCCAATAGAGCGCCTTCTTGCGTACTGGCTCGATAACATGTGGGTCAGTGCCGAACTCGACATCCGGCGCGTATTTGACATTTGTGCCGACCGTGACCGAGAGCACCCCGCCCTGATCGCGCACAGGATCGACGGCCAGCGAACTCCGCAACCGTCCGGTCTTGACGCGCACGAGACGGACGGCGGCGTTGCGCACGATCTGCCCAGCGCGGGCCAGCCCCTTGCGCAGTTCCTGCTTGACGATGGCGGGTCCGCCTTCGTAGTTACGGGCCATCTTGGCAAGCTCGGTGGCGTCGAACTTGAATTCCATCAGACGGCCCCCACCCGATAGACGCGATAGGCGGCGAGCAGTTGCTTGACATCCGGGTCCATGGCCGGCAGGCGTTGCGCCCCGCCCATGTCGCCGCCGGACGGGTCGATCCCGAACGGCGCGGAGGGGCGTTTCGCCAGCCGTGCGGCGAGCAACAGGCACGCCTCGTTGACCGCGTCGGGTACGGCGGGCCAGCCGAACGAGCCCGCGACCTTGACGCCTTTGCGGGCGCCGACGAACGAGTAGTTGCCGCGTGGGGTGACGCGAATCTGCGTGTAGGGCTTGCCTTCCAACGCCGCGTTGTAGGGCTCCAGGTCGTAGTCGGTGGAGGCCCAGGTGCGCTCGTAAGTGCGGTCGCCGTCCTCATCGGCGGTGAGGCTCGTCACGCTGACGAGATCATCCACGTCGAACAGGTCACCGGCATCGGGGGTGTAGTAGCGGGTCTCGGTGGCGGCGTAGAAGCGGCGCCCGCAATAGCCGTCGATCTGCCGCGACGCCGCCTCGATCACGGCCTCATAGACCGTGTCGTTGCCGCTGTCGGTCGCGGCAATGCGCGCCTTCAACGAGGAGAGATCGCAGTAGCCGTTGACGATCGCGATGGCCGTACCCGCCTTAAACGAAAAGCCGCCAGAGCAACCCTGGCGGCGAATTCGTCACCGGGGCGTCTCTGGCGGCTTTGCAGTCACCGTCTCTAATTGCGCCTAGTCTAGCATAGCGACCGCGCCTTTAGATACGCTCATGCACGGTCATCCGGTGCGCGGCCAACGTGACGACGCTGGCGTTCGCGAGAGTGGCAACGAGTTCGTAGGTCCACCGTCCGGACTGCAAGCCGGTGGTTTCGGCGGCGGTCAGTTCCACCCTGACCCGTTTGGTTGCACCCGTCGCGGTGACGACGGTACCGGCCTTGGTGAACGTATCACTGCCATAGACGTGGGCGGCGGTGAACGCGACTGTTGCGTCGGTCAGGGTGGGCCAGTCGCCGGCCGCGTCCGTCGCCCATTCGAGCGCGCGCCCGTCCGCGTTGAGATAGTCGTCACCCTGCCGGACCTCGATCGCGGTCGTCTCGGCCACCGGCGCGGTGACGTAGGCCGTGCCGCGCCCAATGCGCAACAACGCACCGAGCACGGTCCCGTCTGATGCGCCCGCCGTGGTCGCGTTGAGGATCGACGCCTTGATACCGGTCGATGCGTCCGCCAGCGCCGCCGCCGGGTCGGCCTGGGCGGCGGTGATGACGTCGTACACCTCTTCCCAGCGGTAGGTATGCCCGTTATGCGTGCAACTCACCCTAACCTTCCAGCGGCCCACGGCGGTCGGCGTGAACGAGATCGGGTATTCCCCGGTGATGGCGGAGTCGGTGGTGACCGTGACGGTCGCCGTGGTCGCTGGCGTGCTCGTCAGGTAGGCGGTCTTCGTGAAGTCGCCGTTCGCCTTTCCGGTGACCAACGACCCGGCGGTGTCGAGGAAGGTGAGGGCGTCGGTGATGGCGGTGTTGATGGGGTGCATCAGGCCACCTCGGCAATCCACCCGAAGTCGAGATTGCTCGCGCCCGGATCGGATCGGCAATTGACCGCGAACGTGGTAGCGCCAATGGTATCGACCCACATCAACCCAACGTCGTTCGTGGGGTTCTCGCGCAAAGTCACATCGATCCTGGTCGGCGTCACCGCCAACCCGTGCGTTACCGTCGCGCTCGTCGCGCCGCTGGCAATCGACCCGGTCCCGCTCGCTTCGGTGACGTGACCGGCGTTGTTCCGGTAGACCACGCGGGTCGTCATGCCGATGGACGCCAGATCGATGCCCGCCGTCCCGTTGCCGGTCAGGTCGTTGTCGAGAACGTGGAGATCCACCTGGTTGCCATGAATCGTCACGCCATGATCTTGCGTGGGCGATCCTTGATCGTCGTAACAACGGTTGCCTTGGAGCAGCACATTGGTGCTGGCGTCAACCCGGATGCCCGCCGTCGTCGCGCCAGTGGTGTTGGACACGATGTTGTTGGTCACCCGGTGGTTATAGCTCGCCGTGTTGAGATAGATGCCGTAGCACGTCGCCGATGCGCGCCCACAGGCGCGGACAATGTTGTCGCTGACGACGCAATCGTATTGCGCTTCGGTTCCCTCGATGCCAATCCCGGCTGATCCGCTCGCCGTGAGACAGCCATCGACAACGTTCGCATCGATCACGATGCCGCGCGTCAACCGTGCGGCGTTTGCGGAGTTGACCGCGATCCCAGATCGGCCACACCCAGACACGACATTGCCGGTGATCGTGATATCCGTTGATCCATCCTCGACATGAATCCCATCGAGTCCGCAATTCGTGACCATGTTGTTCGCGATCGCCCCCCGCGTGACATGGGCAAAAGCAATCCCCAACCCATTGGTCGATGCGCTTGATGCGTAATTCGAGACGACGTTGCCATCCACGGTTACATCCGAGGCCGCCCCTGACGGGGTGTTGATCTCCACGCCATCCCCACCCGTCACCCCGGTGCCATCGAATGCGTTTCCGGTAATGACCAGTCGGGTGGGACTGGTGGTATTGGCGGTAATCACGCCCCAAACGCAGCCGACCGTGTGATTGCCATCGATGAGCACATCGTTCGCGGAGTCCACACGGATGGCGATGGACCCGGAAGCCGTCCCGTTGATGACGCGGCACCCCGCGACCGTTGCGCGGTGCGCGTTGCTGCGAATCTCGACGCCGAATGCGGCCGCCTGGGCATTGAGATCAAATCCAACGCCACGCACGGTGACATCCGTCCCGGTGACATAGAGCGCGATGCTGTTCGACGGCGATCCCGTCTTGAGTTTGATCGTCGTGCCCGGCTCCGCGATCAACGATGCTCCGGCTCCGGAGAGCGTCAGCGCCGGGGTGCTCGCTCCTGACGGGGTGACAATGTAGGTCCCCTTTGGAAGGAGCGTCGTCCCCCCCGCACCAGCGGCGGCAATGGCGGCGGCAATGGCGGCGGTATCGTCGGTCGTGCCATCGCCGGTGGCCCCGTGATCGGCCCTGGCGTCCACCACGGTAATCGCACGGCGGTCAATCCGCTGCATTGTTACGACCCGTAGAGTAAGACGACCGGCCCGCCCGTCGTCATCGACGACAGCGATGCCGGGAGCCCACTCGACCACGCGGCTTTGGTGAGCGCCCGACTCCCCTTGCCGGGGATGGTGTTGTTGACCAGGGAGAGCCTGCCCGTGGTCAGCGAGGCACTATCGGTGCCGAACGCGATCCAGTAGTCCACTCGCGGCACACGGGTGAGTGGCGCCGTCAAAACCAGAGCTTGCCACTCGCCACTTCCGGCCGCCGCCGTGCTCCCGGCCGATGCCACGCGCGTAAAGGTGCTCCCATCCGTCGATGTGTAATACCCCGCGTCCACGTTCCCGTTGGCCGTGCCAACCCAGTATTCGATCTGGGTGATCGTCTTCGGGACCGCGATCCGAGGGAGGCGTTTGAGGTAGACCGTGTTTGCCGCGAGGGTGTTAACCGCCCATGCCGGGGTCTCGGTATCGTCAAAGGTCATGTCGTACGGGTACTCGTTGACAGCCCCCGGCAGAATCAACTCAGGCCCGCTCATCACCGCGCCTCCGCGATCGCGCTGATCGCCGCGTCCGACCCGCTCGCGAGCCTGTCAAGCGATCGCATCAGGCATCCCCTTCCGCCGTCACCCAGACTTCGCCGGTACTACTGGCGACGATGCCATAAATGGCCTCACCGTGACTGCCCCGCAGGACAGCGTCAACAGCAAGTTCGTGATGCGTTGTTTCTGCAGCCGCGCCACCCTGCTTGATATAGACCGACTGGCTTCCCGTGTTGTGGATCAACCAGCCGGTGCGGTCCGGATTCGCGGCGAGAATCTCCGTGGATGTCGCCGCGATCTCGACACTCTCGTCTTTTTCGAGGTTGCGGGGCCGGCTCATCGATCCTTCACCGCCTTGTACGTGGCCTTGTCGATCGGCTGCTCGTTGCCCCGGTCGCCGCGCGTGCGTGCCTGCTTGACCATGCGGTCAGCCGGTGGCGCGTCCACGGCGCGCGTCTCCGGCGTCTCGGCCGGCTCCAGCGTGCCCGGCGCGTCGCGGTTGATATCCGCCGCCTGTTGTGCCGACAGGTCAACGGTTTCACCCTTCGCGCCCGCGCCGTAGCTGCTGCGATAGGTCTGCGTGAAGGTGTACTTGGGCATGGTCGCCTCCTAGCTGAACGGGGTGGCGACGTCGCCGCTGTGGCGAGAGATGCCGTTGACCCACCAGCCGAAGAGCGTGCTGGTCCGGTAGATCGCCTCGAACTCGACCCACGAACTCACGAGCCCGCCGGTCGTGGTGCCGTTGAGCGTGACGATCAGGTCGTCGGAGCCGTCCGGCGCATAGGTGATCGTGGCGTTGGAGGTGTCGGTATCGACCATTTCGATCGTCCCGAGCAACAGTTGCGTCGCCGCCGCGGTGAAGGTGTAGGCGTCGGTGGTGGTGGTGACGATGCGGGCACGGAGCCGCGCCCCGACGTTGTCAGCGGTGATCGTCGGCAGGGTGATGTCGATGCCCGTCGCCCGCGAGAGCGCGAACGTGGTGTTGCTGTCTTCCGCCGTCCACGTATCGGTGGCGCCGGTCAGGAGCTCGAACTTCGAGAAGGAGGGGGCGTCGTTCTTTTGCCGCTCTGGGCCGATGTACTGTGCCATCGTTACACCCCGTCCAGGTAGGCGATGATGTAAACCGACGCGGTGAGGTCCGCTGTCGTTCCGTCCCAGGAGCCGTCCGTGGTGATCTCACAGCCGAGTTGCGACCCCGCCGCGCCACGGGCCGCCCCGCGCGGAATGCGCTTGTAGTTCGCGGCCGCCGTCCCCACGGTCAGCGTCGTGTCCGCGTCCTCGGTGCCGTCCACCGTCGCGCCGATGGTGAAGACCCCGGCGGACCCAGCCGCGCTCAAGGTGAACGCCACGCCGACGATGTCGTAGTCCCAGGGGATCTCGTAGCCGTCCACGGCCTGCGAGGCTTCCCCGACCGTGACCGGGAGTTGAACGTTGGTCTGTGATGCGGCGACCGCGTCCTGGCCGAAGTCGTAGCGGAGCAACTGCCCCTTGCTGATGTCTGGAGTGATGTGCGCCACTGGCTTATCCCTTCAATGGGCGGAGGAGGGGGCGAATTCCTGTGCGAAAACTCGCCCCCTACCCGAATCCGTGGTTACAGGCTGATGTCGTAGGCGACCGCCGCGCTCTCGATCCCGGATGCCGCGCCGGTTGGCGTGAACCGCCCGAAGCCCATCCGCAGGGAGTAGACGATGCGGGTCTGATCCGTCGCCGGGAGGCGCTCGGTCTCGACCTTGACGCGCCGCCGCCAACCGACCTTGTAGCCGCGCCGGTTGAAGGTCACGACCTGGCCCTTGACGTTCTGGTTCGCGGTCGTGCTGACCTTGCCGTCCGCCTCGGTCTTGCTGACCGCCATGCTGGAAATGACCGGATGTCCGAGGATCGACGCGACCTGGCCGTTGAGCAGGTTCGCGCTCGCGCCCTGCATCTGCTTCGCGGCGATCACCTCGTCAAGCAGCGCGATCCGGTCGGCGGTCTGCACGTCGGCGACGTAGACGAGGTCGTTGGAGTCATTCGGGTGGCCCCAATCGACCTTGCGGGTGTCGTCGAGCATGAGCCCGCGCTGATCGCGAAGCACGTTGAGCGTGATCGCGCCGGCCACATCGGCGGCGTTGCCGGAGTTGTCCACCAGCGCCGCGTGCCGGATGCCGTCGAACGCGAGGTAGTGCTTGGTGTCGGCCGGGTCGGCATCATCGAGGTTGATGTTGCCCGTGCCGGCGTTCGTGGTGTCACCGTTGATGACGAGGCTGTCGGAGTAGAACGCCAGCGACTTCGCCGCCTGGGTGCGCAGGAATGACACGAACGGAATGATGGAATCCTCCTCCATCTCGCCGGACCACATCTGGTGCATGACGAACTTCTTGGCGTCCACCTGCACGCGCTGGCTGCCCGTCTTGACCGTGGTGTAGTTGCTCGAGTTGTTCGCCGTGGATTCCGACACCCAGAGGAGCTCGGGGAAGTCCACTTCGACCGGGAGGTACGCGGTCGGGGCCGTCATCTCGAACGTATCGATCAGGCCGAAGACGCGGCTGTCCTGCCGGGCGACTTCCCACAAGTCGGCGACGTACTGCGCGCCGATGAGTTGCGAGCCGTAGCCGGATTCCGCGGTGTCCATCGCGCGGGCCTGGGCATCGACCCAGCGGTCGCGAGTCATGCCGCGCGACAGCATGCTCTTGGGGATGCGCGGGTAGAGATCGTCCAGCGCCTGCCGGTCGATCCGCTTGACCTCATCCTCGGAGAGGTAGGTCGCCTCGGACAGGTCGGTGAAGGCGCGGGTGAGCTCGGCGCTCGGTCCCTGATAGGTGCCGCCGCTGACGCGCCGCTGGCCCTTGAGCGTCTCCTGCAACTCGTAGAGGAACTCGATGTCGGCGATGGTGTAGCCGTAGCGAGCGAACTTGGTTCCGCGCAGATCGGGGTCGGACGTGCCGAACCGCATCTTGCGCACGAACGCCTCATCGGTGGCGAGGTTCGGCAGCTCCGCCGCAATCAGCGCACGGATCTTCTCCTCGTTCGGCACGTCAGCGATCTGGTCGGCCATCGCCTTCTGGCGATCGGCAATGTCCTGGATCAACTCCTGCATGGTGCTCATTCGGTTTGGTCTCCGGTGAAGATGGCGCGCAGTTTCCGCAGTTCAGCCTCCGCCGCCCGTTCGTCGTCCGTTTGCTCCGCCTCTTTCTTGGCCCGCGCCAGCACCCCGAGGATCAGGTCGGACGCGCGTTGCAAGTCCTCCTGATTCCGCGTGCTCAGCACGGCGCCCGCTCGCGTCTCCATCGCGGCGAAGGTGTCCGCCAGCAGGTCCGGTTCGCCCTCGAGGAATAGACCGCGGATGTCGTCGATCGACAGCGCGTCCACCTCGGCGACGGTCAGGACCTCCGGCGGCGTCTTGCCGTGCCGGGCGTACTCGCGAGCGAGCCGCCGGTACGCCGTTACCCGTTCGTCGTCCGGTCCTTGGACGTACGGCCGGAACAGACGCACCATGGATGCGGCGGTCTCCGGCCAGGACGCCCTCGCGGTCGGCGGTTCGGGATCGGGGTCTGGAGTCTTGGGATTGGTGTCGGGAATCTCTTCGTCGGCCAGCGCGAGCAGTTCATGCCCGAGCGCCGCCATCGCCCGCTTGCCGCGCTGTTTGAGTGCGTCCGGATCGGACGGCACCGGCACGGCGGAGATGTCGAGCAGGTCGGCTTTGGTCACGCGGGGCGCGACGTTCGGGCCGTTGGGTGGCTCGTAACTGAGCGTGTCCCAGCCCACCGAAACGGCGGACAGGATGCCCTTGCGGTACTTCGATTCCACCTGCCGCGCGAACTCGTCATCCTGATCGAACTCGACATCGGCCAGGAGTTGATCGTCTTTGACTTCGACGTTGGTCACGCGGCCGATGGGTGGGCGTGAAAAATAATCATGCGCCCACAGGAAGACCGGCGACTTACGGAAGTTGTCGAGCTGCCACGCATCGGCTGGGATCACCATGCCGTCACGGGCGACATTCTCGGTCGAGGCGACGAATCGCATCACGTCGCCCGGCTTACTCTCGGCGGCCCGTTCGGCGTAGGCTCTCAGGAATTGCGGCATGCGCGTTGCTCCTCAACGGATGCAACGAAAAACCGCCAGAGGTCTCCGGCGGCGCGTGCGTCACCCGAGATTCTCTGGCGGCTTCTCAGTCACCATGATTCAGTTGTGGTCAGTTTACGGGCGAAACGTGGTTACGTCAACGATGCGCCCTAGACCGCCTCCGGCCGCAGGATCGCGGCATCCGCGCACGCGCGGTCATGCTCGTGCTTCCGCATCGTGGAGCACGCTTGCGCGCCGTTTCGGACACCGAGGTTTCGGTAGATAATCGCCATCGTGCTCTTCGCCGTCGAGTAGGCAATGCCGAACCGGGCGGCGACCTCCTTGTGCGTCAAGCCGTCATGACACTTCGCGTTGAGGATCGCGGCTTGCCGGGGCGTCAGGGGCCTCACGCCTGGTACACCTTCCCGCTCACCCACTGGCCGTCCACGCAGATGCACCCGTACCGATCCAACCGCGCTCGCTCCTTCGCCGTCAAACCGCGCCGCTCGTAACTTCGCCCGATCAACGCACAGCGGCGGTCGGCGTGTTGCTGGCGTCGCGTGCCGCGTTCGTCCGCCGATGCGTCAGCGGGCCACAGGATGAGCGAGAGGGCCACGGCAAGCAGGGCGCGACGAGTCATGCATCATCCTCCGGCATCGTCGGCAGCAAGCCGAGCGCCATCGCCAGTTCAGTTCGCGCCCGCAGCGTGGCGTCATCCTCCGGCAGTTCGGCCCACAGGATGCAGCCGAACGTTGGCAGCGTTGACGCTTCAGGCGTGCCATCCGTGCCAACGACGTAGATGCCGTCCTTTGACGCCGTCAGTTCGCGGCACGTCCCCGCGAGACCATCAGCCGGCCAGTCGCTCCAATGCGCGCACGTCAGGCAGCGTCCACCCCACCAGCGGCGCAGTTGCGGGATGCTGCCGAGCAGCCACGCTTCCGCAGCATCGGCGTCCGCCGGGATGTCGAGCTTCTGTTTCGCCGTCTTCGTGGCCTTGGTGAATGCGGCATCGTCCACGCCATGCGCCCGGAGCAAGCGGCGGGCCGTCTCGACCTGGACCGCGCCGGGCTTGGCATCCTTGGATTCGGGCTTCGCCATCATCATCCCCCTACGCGGTCAATAGCGTCCACCAATGTGGTCTCTCACCGGGAATTGGCCGATACCTGGCCATCGTTTGCCAATCAGTTTGACGATCAATTTACACGCTTCGACAAGCACAAAGGCAAGATACATAACATCGCTCAGTTGCTCTGCCTCTCGGTAATCTGTGGGACGCCAATCCTTCTGATCTGCATGGCTCTCCGGTCGCTTGACATGCCCGTTCGCCCGTGGCGGGAACGTCTTGACGTCGCCGATGGGCTGCGCAACGGACGGCTTGGATCGGAGTGCCTGATCGGTCATCCAATCACTCCCAGCGCGGCGAGTACCATCATGACTCCCCCAGCCCCGATCAACACGCCCCACACCACACCGACAAGCCCGCGCGCATCAGGGGACCGCACGACCTCTTCCGGCGCGCCCTGGGGCGGCACAAGCGGCCGCGCGGGGATGAGCGTCGGTGAACACGTCACGTAGTCCGGACGGCTCGGTGGCAGCGCCTGATCGGTCAATGCGCAGCCTCCAGCGTCGTGCAACGAATGCCATGGTCAACCGCGCAAAGCGCCGCGCGGAGTTCCGTGATCGCGTTGTGTATGGGAATCGGCAGGAACTTCGGCCAATCGTCACTAGCCTTAACGACTTCGCGCGCAGCGTCCTCCACGGTCATGCACACCCACACGGTCTCGGCTGCAGGAGTGGTCATAGTTCCTCCGTGTCGAGAATCGCAAGCAAATTGCATCGGCAGTTCACGTCTTCGGACGCCTCACCCATCAGGCCAGGACCTGGCCCTGACGCCCCGCCGACGGTGAAATCCTCACCCAACTTCCGCCGCTGGCCGTGCGCGGCGATGTGGGTGTCGCGGGTCGCGGAATCGAGTGCCGCTATCCATTCGACACCCTGTACGACCTCTGCCTGGCGAAATGATTCAAGTTGCCCGCCCACAGCCGCGCCTTGTGTTTCCGTGCGAGCGATGGTCGTCGCGCTCGACCGAATCCGGTCGCCCATCACCGC